AGCGGTCAAATGCGTTTTGCCTGTGCCTGAATCTCCGTAGATATACAACCCATACCCATGCTCAAGTGCTTGGTCAGGGATTTGACAGTATTTTTTGCACCTTTGGTATGCCTTCTGGAAGTCCTCTGGACGGCTCAAGTCCGTTTTGTCGAATGTGGTGTCCTTATATCGGTCACCCAACAAACTCGCCCCACGCAATCTGTCAAGCTGTGCCAGTTTCGCCTTTTGTTCCTCTTGTTCCTTTTCCTTGCGTTCTTCCTCTTTCATGCACTCGCAAGGAACAGGCATTCTCTTGCCAAACGGTTGCATAATGTCTTTTGTGCATCGTCTTGTGTGACACTTTGTGCAGTAGAGCAGACCATCCTCACCGACATAAGTGTTCTCAATATTCATCGGGATAAGGTTCAAAATCAGTTCGCTTAGACCTTCCATCGAAATCATTCCTTTCCCATGTTCTCACAGCTGCCTTCCAATCCACCATTTTCGTTCTGCCAACCTTCCAGCCTTTTGAGGAATAATGGTTGTACCACTTCTCTGCATCCACACCGTTGTTCCGCTCCTGACAATATGCTTTCACTTCATCAAGTGTTGGTTTGACAAACCGCTTTTGCGGTTTACATACTTCTTTCTCTGTATCTTTCTCTATCTCTTTATCTTTCTCTTTCTCTGTTGGACAATCATTGGACACAGATTGGACATTTTCCAATAATGGAACATTGGATGCAGAAACCTTTGCATTCCGCTTGTACTCTGCCCATTTTGTTTCGCTCCCAATCATGTTCTGGACTTCTTCCATGAAGATGGTTTTGTCATTCTTGATGTCGAGCATCTTCAAGTCATAGAACATCTTCACGGCAGACCGCACAATGTCGATGTTGGTGTTAGTAACCACCGAAAGCATCTGCTCGTTGTATGGAATGGTGTCACTAAACCGCAAATTGCCTTCATGGTCGATGCTCTCCACCAGTAACTTGAGATAGAACAGGAGATATTCCTTGCCGTTTGGCATTTCCTCAATGATGCGGATGTCATGCCGTTTGAAGAAGTCCCTTTTCAGTTTCAACCAGTAGTATTTCTTTTCTGCCACCTATATCACCTCGCAATTTTCATAGTTTCCTTGACCACTTGGTCTTCATTGCATTTGGAATGTCTTGACCACGGTTTCTTACCCCTGTCCAATGCGTTCCACCAGCCACACCTTCACACCGAAAGTTGCTTGCCTTCAAGGATGCACCGCTTTCCGTTTCAAGAATGTATGTGATGATTGTCTTGTACCCCATAGCCTTTGCCACTCGGCAACAAGCACCATATAGCATCGAACAGGCATTGTATGTGCCATCCGTACACAGGCGGTTGACCTCGCAAGTCAAGCCGTCATCCAGATGCCGTGAAACTGGTCTGCCACACACCGCACAGCCAACCATTTGCAATCCATCGAACAATCCTACGCAGAATTTGCATCCCACCGTTGGTCTGTGATGCCTGTGGTGTGCTTTTATGAATTCACAGGCTTGTACGAAGGTTATTGGGCGAATTTCCAGCATCCGTCACACCTCAAGTCTGTATCTGGAATACTGACCTTTTCTGCCTGTGATGCTATGGACGAAAGAAACATCCTCACTTTCAATCTCATAGCCTTCCTTGCGTAACAGATAGATGTAATGGGACAACCTTGTGCAATGATACAGTTCGATTGCCACAAGGCTTGTGATGCTCCCATGCTCAAGTAAATGATCCAGAATGATTTGTTTCATTTCTCCACCACCGTTTCATAGTATTCTTTGTACAGTTCCATCCAATCAGCCAACCGCATCGTGACCAACCACTCGCTGTGGTTCTTCCTGTGGAACACAGACGGCAATTCTCCATCCTTTGCATCATGGATGGCTTGTGCCATCGCATCATATAGATTCAACCGCTCCACTCGCTTGCATTCGATGTGGATGCCATCCAATCCCACAAGGTCAGCTTGTCCACCTTCGGCTTTGCCGTTGTACTGGACAGTTCGCCTTGTGCTGAAGCCGTACTCGTTCAGTTTCCGTGCCAGATCCCTCTCGCCTTCAGCACCCTTGGCTCTGCTATTTACCGCCACCGCCATCACCGCCTTTTTTCAAACTGGCATAATATGCTGGCAACACCTTCTTTGCATAGGCATTGATTTGCTTTTGCTTGTATAAATATCTTGTTTTCCACGGCTCACACTTGTTCCACCTATTGCATTTGTTGTCATGCTCACAAGTTTCGCAAGGACTTGGATAATCTTTCATATAATCACCTCATTCCAGATAGTTTCTTCCATAAGCCTTGATGAAGTCATCAACGGTCTTGCCGTAGTGTTCCATCCATGCCCTTTGACCGATCCGCTTCAGCTGCGTGTCCCTGTCTTTGTTGAAATGGACACCGCTCGGTGGCTCATTGTGACACCAATGGCACAGATAGACCGTCACACCGTCTGCATCGGCTCTCTTTCGGTTTTTTCCACGGAAGATGTGGTGCTTCTCTGTTGGGCAATACCGCTTGCAGATGTAGCACACACCCTTCCTGTCACCCCTGATGATGCTCTCACTCATATTCATACCCCCATGTTGGGATCTCTAACTCACCGCACAGCTGCAAGGCAATGTCCAACAGTTCGGTCATTTCCTTGGTGTTCATCTTGGATGATCCAAGATAGACCTTGTACACATTGAATTCCTTGCCCTTGACTTCGGTAGTTCTCATAAACATCACACCACGGAAGTTCTTTCGCAATTCTTCATCTGTCAATTTTGCTGTGATGATGTAGTCACTAAGGGCATCGGCTCGTTCCAGTAGTGTGCAATACACTTCCATATCATCCTGATTCTTTTCCTTCGCTATGGCATGGATAAGTTGCCAGAGCATCTTGTTCTGTTCGATTGACCGCTTTGACTTCGGTTCACGAATCTCGATGGTGTACAACTTATCCATGTCCAGCTTCAGCATTTCAGGAATCAGTTCTTTCATAGTTCCTGAAAGTTTAATCATTTAAGCCACCTCAAAACGGCAGTTGTGCATCATCATCGTCAATCGGTTCAAAATCACCGTTGACATTCTCGCTGGTGTCGGTCTGCTTCTTGCCATCAAGGAAGTCAAATTTCTCTACAATGACATCTGTGTAATAGACCGTCTTTCCACCATCGGTTTCATAGCTGCCTGTTTTCAGTTTGCCGACAACCGCAAATTTGTCACCCTTGTGGACATACTTGCTGATTGTTTCGCCCTGTTTACCAAAAGCCACACAGTTGATGAAATCGGCTTCATATTCACCTTGTTCGTTCTTGTAGTCCCTGTTTACCGCCAATCTAAAGTGTGCAACCGCTTTGCCTTCACCAGTTCTCCGCAGTTCAACTTCCTTTGTTGTTCTGCCAATTAAACTCACAATATTCATATCAATTCTCCTTTTCTGTTGTTTCCAGTTTCTTAATCATTGCAATCGCATCTTTTGCGAACACCGAGTTGCCAAGTTGGATGAACGGCTGGTGGTCACTCAAAATGCTGAGAACGGTGGAAAGGTCGAGCCACTTGGTTTCGGCTTCAATAACCGCTCCGTCCTTCAGTAAAATCACATATTTGTTCATATCAATTCCCCCTCATATATTCTTCCAGAATCTCATCAACGAGGTTTTCATTGATGGGGATGTCAATGTACTTCCGCACATCGTTGCGTAGGTGTACACCCCTTAAAAACGCAATTTCTGCACAATAGCATTGCATATATGCAACTCGGTAACAGTTCAACTGGTAGGTCAGGTATTTCTTGTCCAAGGTAGATGTCCGCTTGATGTCACCCAAACCGATGTCACAATTTTCGGTCAGTACAAGGTCAAGTCTGCCAGCTGCAACCGCTTCGCCATCCTTGAAAAGCACCACAGGCACTTCATTGTCCATACAATCGAAACGGTGTTCCTTCTTCATGCGTTGCCAACTCCGCAATTCAGGAAGGTCGGTTTCAATGCCTTGCCGTTCATAGTCCTCGATGGCTTTGTGTACCGCTGTTCCCAATTCAGCTGCTCTTTGGAGAATTGCCTTGGGGATGCCGTCATACTTGCCACCAAACTTGCACTTGAGAAGCTGGGTGATGGACGGAAGTACAATGCCGTCATACAGATAGGTGTGCGTTTCGTCTATGTATTCCAGCACACCGCCATTGATTTCCCATTGCTCCATTGGATCAACCCCTTCTCTTGCTGATAATGGACAGAACAATCAGGGTGACACAGATAATGGATGTGATAATAATGCCGTTCATTCGCTCACTTCCTTCCTGAATTCTTTTTTCAAACATTCCTCGCACAGATCCTCGCCATCAACCTCATACAGTTCTTCAACCTCGTCATGGCATCGGTCACACTCAAGAACCGTCACTTGGTAATTTGGACAGGATGTATACAAGCAAGGAAGTCCGCAACTAACGCAACCGCTTTCAGTTTTAACCATTCGGTTGCACCTTCTTCAGTTTGCCAATCAGTTCGCTTGCCTTGCTCATGCTGATGTCCTCGATGTGATCCACACCGTTCTCATTGAGAAGTTTGGTGCGGTTTTTACCTATGTAGGTTTTGGAAAGGATCTCAATCTGCTTGGGTGTTGCCTTGAGGTCACCATGTTTCGGTGCGTCATTTGCCGACTCGTTCTGGTTTTGCGTTGCGTTCAAGATTTCCTCGGCACTTGCAACGGATGTGTCGATGCCGAAACCACACATTCCCAAGGCTCTGCCAACTGCGGAAGTTTCACAGTTCTCGATGTAGGAAGTTTCGTTGACAAATGTGCTGTTCTCTTTCTCACAGGCTGTGCCATTGCCAAGGACGATGAACGCACCGTTCTCGTTGTAGTAACCACAAGCTGCGGTGAACACGCAAACACCGTCATCGTTCTTCACCATATCCGTCAGGATTGCTCCTGTGGGATATACCATGCGGAATGCTTTGATTCGCTGATTCACCGTGGCATATTTATTGCCATCAATTTCCGTGGTCTTGATGCTCTCGTTCGCCTTGCGAATGTCATCAAATGTGATGTTCATTTCTTTGCTCCTTTCTTGATGGTTCTTGCCAAGGCATTGATCCTCATGCCTATGGCACAACTGAATACCGCTGTCATGGACACCGCCAGAACCGCTGACACCTTGCACAGCCAGTTCAATGCCCACATTGCGTATGTGGTGGTCACTAACAACATGACCATGAAAATCAGTTCCAGAACGGCACGGAAAGCCTTCAGCTTGCGGTTGTGTTCCTTCCGCTCCATAGCTGCGGATTCTGCGACCATGCGGTTGTGCTTGGCATCGGTTGCATGGCTGTTGACATGGGTAATCATTTCGGTTTCAAAAGCATTGTTGTCCATTTCGGTATTTCCTTTCTTTACTCGCCACGCATAGCTTTGATGAATGGCATCTTTGGTATTCTTACTCTTGTCCCCATCCTGATGACAGGGAATGGAAAGGGATTTCTCCCATCTCTGGTTGCCACATTGATGGAATATGGTGTGCATCCAAGGATCGGTGCAATGTCCGCTGGCACAAGCATTTCCTTCGGCAACCGCTCAAGTTCTTGCAATGTCATCTGCATCACTCCTGTTCGGTTGCAATCTTGCAACTTCGTGGTTAAAAAATAAAGCAAACCGATTCAGTTCGCCTTGTTGCAATCTTGCAACTTTAATCGTAAAAAAATAATTCAGGGATGCGTGAAATGGGGATGTCAAGCACCTCGCAACATCTTGCGATTTCTTCTCTGGTAAACTCTGTCTTTTTGGACAGCTTGCGGATCAAAGAGCAATATTTTATGTCAACCGCATTCGCAAAGTTCTGCAATGTGCCAAACTTCAGGTGGATCTCCTCACGAAGTCTGCCGAATCTCAAATTGTTCACCCCCTTTCGTTGGTTGGCGGTTGGCTGTTGGGATTGTGACCATCTGCCTGTCCGCATTACCATCCCCCAAGTGGGGGATGTCACTCTGCGATTATTGTTCTTCGCTTGTTTTCACTTCTTCCTTCAGCCATTTCAGCCTCAAGGCATATACGAATTCTTCCGTTATGCCATAACCAAGAAATTCAAAAACGCACTCGCCAATTCTATATGTTTCGTGTGCCAGCAACCCAGCCAGTTCCTCATCACTCATGGAACGGATTACATCTGCGTTTGTCACTATTCGTTCCTCTTGTTCCATGCGTTAAAGCACCCCTTGTTTGTAGCATAGACCTTCGTTCCGCAACCACACCGCTTGCACTCAATCGTGTAGTGTGTTGTGTTAATGCCACGGATTCTTTCCGTTACAACAGACTTATACTTTCCATCTGGTGTGCAATGCCACCTGAAGGCTTCACCGCCACAAAATGGGCATGGTTTCAACTCAGCCATCTTCCTCACCTACTTCCCATATGTTGCCCTATAGCACTCTCTGCACAAATACGGTGCGTTGTGGTTGATTGCTGGATTCACATCGTCCACATAGACGAACACCTCGCTCAACGGCTTGGGTGTTCCGCATTTCTCACACTTGCCGTTGTATTTACGGCTTTTCATCAACTTTCTGCGTGGTGCGATATATGCTCTTGCCATTGGTTCACCGTCCTTCCTCTACAATCAGCAAGTGTTCAAAGAATCTCACGGCAGAATCCCAACTTGTGTCTTGGTGAAAAATAGCATTGTGGCATTCCGTACAATTAAGTTGATACACTCGGCTTTCCTCATAGGTGATGTGTGCGTGGTTTTCATCACAGAAAGGGCATTTGATTGTTTTATACTTCATTCCTGACATCTTCCGTCCTCTTCCTTTCAGGTGGTGGGCGGTGTTGCCACCGCCCTTGGTTGTTTACTTGCGGATCTCGTAGACAGGAAGGGGATTGGTGTAGCCTTCCACATCTCGCTCATAACGGTCTTGCCGTTCATAGCTGCGGATTCGTGCTTCGGCTTCGGTGAGTTTGCTGAAACTCTCCAGATATTTGCCGTTGATGTAGATTTTGAATTTTTTCATTTTGTCAATCTCCTTTGTTGTTAGTTGCAATCTTGCAACCCCTGTGTCTGTATAGTAGCACATCACCGCACAGAAGTCAACAACTATTTTTGCAAATTTGCAACTTTTTTTATTTTGGTGATATTTTTGTTGCAATACAGACAACTTGTGTTATAATGAAACCAGAGGTGATAATAATGGCAAAATTGAACAGAATCGCAACAACTTCCCAAAGGTTGCAACTGGCAATGGATATGGGACACAAAAGGCAAACCGACTTGGTTGACCTGACAGGCTTGAACAAGAGTACCATCAGCAGATATTGCTCTGGTGATGTAGAACCCAAGGCTGATGCAATCAACAAACTGGCATCCGCTCTAGATGTCGCAGAGATGTGGCTGTGGGGATACGATGTACCGATGGAAAGAACATCAATGCAGAAAAAGAACGACCAGCTGGTAAAACTGGTCGTTAGAATGAGATCCGATGCAAGATTTGCCGAAGCCATCAAGATGCTTGACGAATTGGATGCAGACAAGTATGAGAATGTGTTGCAGATTCTATCCGCATTCACTCAAAAGTAATTTATGAATGAAGTCCAATGTTTCAATGTCGGTGATGCGGTCAATCATGTCATGAATTTCTTGCTTGATTTCAGCTGCGTTGATTTCCATTGAATGTTCCCCCTCGGTTTTGTGTTGTAAACAATACCAAACATCTGTTCTAATACAAGTCTAAGATATTGCGACAAGATTGTCAATATTTCGACACGATTTTTGTTTCATGTAAATGTTACCAATGCGAACCTTTGTTCGATAAAAGCATACCACTCGATATGTACTATATACTGGACATAATGATGCACACTCCTTTGTGTGATTTATGGCTGGATTGTAAACCATCAGCAAGCAAATGTGAATTGGTAAAATACGGTTTTGGCTTGCTCAAATTTTATAAAAGGATGATAAAATATGGTTAAAGATTACCTCGCCACCCTGAAAAATGCGGGTGACTACTCTTGGGCAGAGATTTCCAACATCACAGGACTTCCAGAATCCACCATCCGCAAAGTGTTCTCTGGCGAAACCGCAGACCCTCGCTTTGACACCGTTGCAAAGATAGTCATTGCAATGGGCGGTGACTTGAGTGATGCCATCAGCAACACCAAGAAGAAAGAAATCGAAGTCAGTAGCACCATCTCCCTGAAGGAATCCTGTGACATGAGAATGGCTGACCAGAGGGAATATATCGAATCCCTAAAGAGGGACAAAAAGATGCTTGGTGTGGTTGTGGCGGTCTTGACATCTATTATAATCACCATTCTTGCGATATGTGTCGCATTTTGAAAGGTCGGTGGAAAAATGTTATGCCGTAAGTGTAAAAAAGATATTCCAAACGGCTCAAAGTTCTGCAACTTCTGCGGAACAAAACAAGACTATGAGAAAGCAAGCAAGAAAAGAGGAAACGGTCAAGGGTGTGTGTACCGAATGCCCAACGGCAAATGGAAGGCAGAAGTCACCCTTGGATATGATGAAGCGGATGGCAAACTGAAGCGGAAGAAAGCCACCAAAACAGGCTTTGAAACAAAAAAAGATGCCCTCGCCTATTTGCCACAGCTTCAGCAGACCGTGACGATAACAGACAAGGGCATCAAGTTCAAGGAATTGTTCAACAAATGGATTGACGGACACACCGCCAAGGTTGGAAAGTCTACCATCACAGGATACAAGTCAGTATGGCAGTATTTCGATTCAATAGCTTATGTAGAGGTGGCAAAACTTCGCACAGAACATCTCCAGAAGTGCATTGACGAATGCCCACACGGTAAACGAACCAAGGAAAACATGAAGGCTGTCGGCACTTGCGTGTTCCGCTTGGCAATGCAACTGGACATCGTTGACCGAAACTATGCGGAATATGTGTACATCCCAAAAGAGGATAAAACAGAACGGCTTGCATTCTCCACGGAACAGCTGCAGACCATGTGGGAACACATCGACACAGTTCCAGACCTCAAGTATGTGCTGATCCTGTGCTATACTGGAATGCGAATCGGTGAAATGATGGATGCAAAGACAGAAACACTCAACCTGAAGGAACGGTATTTCATCACAGGCTCAAAGACGGATGCTGGCAAGGACAGAATCATCACCATTGCACCTGAAATTCTTCCGTTCTTCGATGACTTTGGGAAAGGTGAGCATCTGTTCTTTGAAGGCAAACCGCCCACACTCAAAAGATTCCGTGCAACCAGTTTCTATCCATCACTTGAAGCAATCGGCTTGGATGTTCTCGCAGAGGACGGCTCTCATATTTACACACCACATTGTTGCCGTCACACCTTCGCCACCATGATGAAGGATGTGGATGCACCGAACACAGACAAGCAAAAATTGATTGGACACAGCAAGTTTGAAATGACCGCAAAATACACACACACAGACATTGAATCCTTGCGTAAAATCACAGACAACCTTGGCAAACCGAAGGCAAAATAAGGGGATTCCCTTGAATATTCAAGAGGTCATTTTCCTGTTTTGCCTTCAAAAAAGGTTTTTCTATTTCACCCTCGTTTCACCCTAACAGCCGAAAAGTCTAGTATTTAAGCCATTTTTCCCTCGAATGGCATTCAAGAGGTCAGGGGTTCGATTCCCCTTATCTCCACCAAGAAAACCGCTAAAAACCGCTTGAAATCAAGGGTTTTGGCGGTTTTTCTTTTTTTAATTATTTTCTAAAATTCGCAAAAATTTTTTTCTATTTCACCCTCGGTTTCACCCTGTTTTATTGGGCAAGCTGATCCATGCAAATGACAAAACAACGGTTGGCATGATTCTTGCTAGTGTTTCCGCAAATAATGAAAAAAATAGTTGGCATGATTCTTGCTATGGCAAACAAAAAAAGGGGGAGCATTTCGCTCCCCTTTTGTTTGTTTTTGTACACATTGTGCATACCGCACAGAAAAATACTTTTCTTTTGTCTATTTTGCCTATTGCATTCTGTATACACATTGTGTATAATAATATTGTCGGTAGGGGACAGGAGGTTGCCCCATGAACATAAAAATCACATTGCTATCAATCGAAATCAAAGCAGAACCAAAAAAGAAAGGTTCTGCCCCCAGCAAAAGCCAAGCACAGAACCAATCCATTAACAACAACATCAAGATAACACACAAGTAAAAAAATGTCAACCCCCTACCGACCTTTGGGGCAACCCCCTCTTAAAATAGAAAGGACACGATGACATGACAAGACAGCAAAAATATCCTGACACCGCCACCTTCCACTACTACAACGCAAATCCCAAGAACCGCATCACAGGGGATTGCCGAATCCGTGGCATTGCGGTGGCTTGCGAAGTCCCCTACAATCAGGTGGTCATGGACTTGGCACAGATCCAATGTGAAACTGGCTATGACCAATGTGCCAACCAAGGCATCAGCATCCTGATGGAGCGGTACGGATGGGTGAAGCACAAGCAACCGAGAAAGCCTGACAACACCAAGTACACAGGCAAGGAATTCTGTGAGAAGATTGCCAAGAAGGGACAGCGGTACTTCTGCAACATTGGTGGAAACCATGAGGTTGCAATCGTGGATTGCAAGGTCTGGGACATCTGGGACAGCACATACAAGTGCATCGGCAACTACTGGACGAAAGGGTGAAGTGTGGAGCAATCCACACTTCCCAGAAAGGGAGAACGAGCATGAACTTTGAAAATACCATCAGCCGTGAAGCGGTCATCCGTATCATTTACAGAACATTCAAAGGGATGTACACCAAAGAGCGGATTGCAGAAATCATTGAGCGAGATGGTGCAAATTCCATCGATCCTCGCATCCATCATGTCGGCTTCGGCAGATACATCATAGATAGAGAAGCCTAAAAGGGGGAACAATTATGGCATCTAAACTCATTGGAAAGATAGCATACATAACAGACCCAGACAGCATATACTATGGTGAATGGGGAACAATCGCAGATTTTGACGGTGATGTCTACTATATCAAAATCGCAAACGGTGGTGATTCAGTTCCTGTGTTTGACCGTGACCAATTCAAAGTACCGAGAAGGAGTGTACATTATGACTATCAAAGAAATTCGTGAAGCATCTGGAATGGCACGGAATCAATTCTGTGAATACTTTGGCATCCCATACCGCACCATTCAAAGTTGGGAGTTGGGTGACAGGGATTGCCCAGCATATCTTCTCGACCTGATGGAGTACAAACTGAAAAAAGAGGGATTCATCAAATAAAAAAATGGGGGAGCGAAATGCTCCCCCTTTGCCTTTTACAGTAATTTATTCACGATTGCCTGAATTGCATTGTAGTCATATCCAGCCTTGGTCAATCGGTTCTTGCGGTCTGCA